TAGAGCATTGTTGTGCAGCAGGCGTCCAATCCACAGCCGACAACCCAATCAATTCCCACGTCTGTGTAGCCCCAGTCAAAGCCAGAGCACCCGAGTCAGGTGTGCTGATAGTGTCATTTACACCGTCAAAGTAAGCCCGTTGGTCACGGTTAGCGGTGTTGAGCCATTTGGTTACTGAGCCTGCGGAGGTGACTATGCCTTCGTAGTTGTGGTCAATAAGGGCACGATTACTAATGAGCGTAGTTGCGCTGTCGGAACTTGACTGGGTATTAACCCCTAAACTATTAACACGTAGCGACATGTCACCTACACTCCTTAGGTTGCTTAAATGAGGTTAGTAACGTAAACAGTGCCCGTAGCGCCTGAAGTTATAACGGAGAGAGTATCCCCTTCATAAGTATGAACGTACTCAACGGCAAAGGCCGGAAGCATTACGGAGGAAACAGTGGCTGTGCCCACTAAAGAATAATAACATTTAACGTCCGACACAATGCGTGTGACTGTGCCTGTGATTGCCTGTGAAGCTGCTGTGCCGGATACAGATACCGCTGAGGTAGTTGTAGGGCGTAGTACCGGAATAGCGGAAGCGTTTGAATCTCTAACTAAGGTTGTCATAAGTACCCCGTCTGTAGTAAAATAAGAAAAGTAAAGCAAAGAAAGTAAGGGCCGTTGTTAAGACCCCTACCTTCATTGCTTACATGGTAACTTAGTTATTAACTACGAGTACCAAACCACTTTCAGGACGAACAACCTTAGTACCGTACAGGGTATCGGCGGTATAAAGAGTACCGAGGAATTCCTGTTTGTACTGAGTTTGTGACCGGATGCCTACTTGCTCAGCAAGGACACAAGCGTCCTTATGAATCAAAAGGGCACCACGTACATTGCCTGTATTAGCAGAGTTTGCCGCAGCAGTCTCTACGATAGGGCAGTTACTGGTTACAAACAGATCAATACCGTAAAGATTACCCAGCTTGCCGTTAGTTACTGCACGACCGTCTACGAAGTCAGAAGACACGTACCGATCAATACCAGTAATAGCGTTACGCAGTGAAGGAGGCATAACAAAGGAACGGTTGTCCATAGGGACATCCAGATCATCCATCTGCTGAATCAAAGCGCGGAAGCAAGCGTCAGTAAACACATCGGCAGGGGCTACAGTGTCTTCGGCGTAGGCGGTAAGGCCAGTAGTTGCGTCACAGAAGAAGCTGTTGTTGTGTACCCAAGTGCCTGAACCATTACCAAAGTATTGACCCAGAGCAAACAGATCGTCGTCTACTTGCTTTGCCAGTGCATAGCCGGCGTCACCGGTATAGAACTGACGCAGTGAAGACAGCGCCTGAGTTTCGGTAATGTCCTCAATAATGCGTGAGTACTCAAAGTGCTTGTTAATTGTAACAATAACTTCGGACTCAACGGCATTCTGTACAGTTACCGCTGTGTTTTCTACTTTAGCTGAAGCCACACCACGGGTAGGAGCGGGGATATGAATAGTATCACCCTTCTTACCTTTCATGGACATCTTCTTAACCAAAGGTGCCAACACAAGATTAGTCTTGTAGGCAGCGATGATTTCATCTGACCAGATTTCGGGGATGAATGTTGCAGCAGACGTATTGTCTACAAAACCGCCAGTAGCGGGAAAAGTTGAAGTAGCCATATTACTATAATTCCTTTAAATAGATTAGATTAGCTTCTAACCCTTTTCTCTGCGTAAGCCTTTAGAATCTCATCCGAAAGAGCTTCGTAGCGGTCGGGGTCTGTTTGCATAAGTTTAACAATGTCTGCACGACGGTATATCTTTCTACTGGCTGCTTCAGTACTGCCGGTGGCATTGCCTGTGGAGGCAGTACGAATAGCCTGTTTCCTTGTGTTCTTTTCGGCGGCTGCCGTTTGATTAACAATCCCCTGACGTTCTTTCCACATAGTAAAAAGTTCATCAGCCGCTGCTGAATCGTATTGCCTGTCAGCCTGCCTAAACAACTGTGTCCTAATCTGGGACGCTTGAATCCATTGACCAAAAGCAGCGTCGGACAGTATCTCGGACATGTCCGGATGCTTATTCTGAAGGGCACTTAGAGCACTGTTACGTTGCATCTGAGTACTGTATTCTTCAGCCTTCTTAACTTTTGGGTGGTTATCAATAGCCCTTTGGACAGCTTTTTCAGGATCAGAGAAAAAGTCTACTTCGTCTTCAGGTTCGTTACTGGTGTTGGCCTGCTGTTTAGAGGAGGCGAGTTGTGTCTGTATGTATTGATCTACAACACCCCGAAGATCACCTACCTCAGCACTCTGACGACCAATGGCCTTTTCAGCCTCTTGGTGCATCCGTACAATGTCCTGAATGGACTTGCCACGGTACTTATCCGGTATGTCTTCTTCAGTTTCAACGTGTGTTTGCTCAACTTGAGTCACATCGTCAAAGGAAGTATCTTCTACATTTTGACTTTCGTCTTCAACAAATACTGCTGCCATCATTAAACTCCGTACTAACGTATTATGGAGATATTATAGTTTTGGAAGGCTCTTACTAAGAGGTTGTCTTCCTTTCATGTAGAATCTGCTTCTGTCTGTTCTTGGCCCACTTCATTGTGGCCCCCGGAAAGTCACCGCTAATAGCGTCTAACTTAGCCTTGACAGGAGATATGATTCTTTGTGCCGTCTTCTGGCACAGTCTGCAAGGATGCTCAGTAACGTCACTTGATACGAGGGACTCAGTGACGTGATTATCTGAACATTGAAAATCAAACAGGCGTCTCATTAGTAAGAATCTTCCTGCTCTTCTTTTTCTGCTTCTTCTTGCTGTTGGCGCAAAGTTTCTAACTGGGACTCCAGATTAAGAATGTTTGCTAAGACTAGAAGTTGGCCCTTCCTAAGGAAAAGGTCTTCATTGTCTTTAGTGTACTCCACAGAGTTTATACTATGAGCTGAAGCCTCTAAGTCTCGCTTAAGGTAACCCCAGCCTGAGGAACCAAAGAGATCCGTCATGGCGTTATAGTATTTTTCAAACTCTTTATCTACCTGCATCTGTTTCTCCTAATAAGGGGACAGTCTCTAGTTTGTACTACAGTAGTATTATACCATATTTACAATTATTTGTCAATCTTTTTATTCTGCTTTATTAAAGTAACTTCCTCTAGGAGTTTACGTAGCTCTTGGATCTCTGCGTCCATCTGAGAAAACTTCTTATTTACTTGAGAAATAAGATCATTAAAATCACGACTGTTTACCATAGGAACTCCGTAGTGTTAGTTATTGTTGTACTTCTTGTGGAACGACTGGGGCTTCCGCAGGCGTAGGGACTGCCCTAAGTCTAGCCTCACTTTGTTGCATGTTGACACTTTTTTCCTTTACTTTAATGTCCTTCTCCCTAAGTTTAAGGTCTGCAATCTTAAGACGCCGTTCAAACTCCTTGTCGTCCTGTGTACCGGAACTAAGGTTTGTAGTCACAGCCCGCATCTTAGATATCTCAAGTTCAGCGGGGATTGCCTGAGCCTCAGCCATAAGTTTAGTTGCCCGTGCCTTAGACTCTTCGGCTTGACCCACAAGGGCGGCAGTCTGAGACTCCTGAAAGGCCAACTGAGCTTGCTGAGTTTGTTGCTGAGCCTGTTGCTGTTCCGGTGAAGGTTGACTGGCCTGCTTAAGCGTTTTAACAAGCTCTTCCCTGTTGGCCAGATTCATGTTATTAACAATGGATTCAATCAATGAAGGGTACAAAGGTGAGTCCGGGGACATTGTTTGGAGAAGCTGTACAAGCTGTGTAACCTCGTACTCCCTAGCCATAATCCCTAAACTGGAAGTAGCGGTAAACTTATAGTCCGCTGCCTTATAGTTATCCGGATCGTACTGCATGTAGCGGTAGGCAGCCTTCTCCACAAACGGAATTAAGAATGCTTCCTGAAAGTTAATCAATGTTCTCTTGTGGCGCTTGATAATGGCCCCCAGAGACATGCTGATGCCCGCTGCGGTGGCTTCTCCGTTAACCCCACCACTAACACCAGTAGAGTCTACAGCGCCCGTAGAGGTCTGTACCATGCGCTGGAGGGCGTCTGCCTGAGCAAAGGTAATCTGACTAACCTGCCCAAAGTTAAATGGGTGTAGGATCTCCCGTGGGTCTCCATTAGTCAGCAGGAGCTTACCGGGGCGTATCTCTGGACGTGAGCCACGGGGTATGCGTGTAGCGTCCATAGCCATCATGGGGTGCACAGTGAGGCCCAGAGCGTCTATACGTGCCCTGATCTCAGCGTCAAGTGCCTTTTGGGAGTTGTAACCTTTTTCACAGACACCACGACCCCAGAAGCGCCCCGGAACTACGTCCCACGGGAAGGCTACGATAGGGCGATCCTGCATCATGAAGGGGTTTTCTTCGGCCTTAAGGCAGATACCCTCATTGGCAATAACAACCACAGCCTCTACGTAATAGCTCTTGTCTTCTTCCTCAGTATCTTCGTCGTCAATGTCAGTCAGGCGTTCTTCGTACTCTCCGTCTTCCTCCTGCTTTTCCTTTTTAGCCTTTTCCAACAAATGCCTTGGGACAAGACCGTAGTACTTAATAAGACGAATCTTATCGTCCGTAAAGGTAGTCAAGTCCTGATCCGGTTCAATCTCAAAGTCAGGGACTGCGGAACCTACGTAAACGTCGTAGTAAACACCCTTCTCCTGTAGTATCTCTACGGAATGGCGGGAAACAAACCTATCTACAGCACAGCCCAAAGCGTCCGTTATGGAAGTAGCTACTGGATCAATTAGGAAGTTCTGAGGCATAATTGCCTGTAGCTTACACACCGTAACGTCCCTAATGTTTACGCCTACGGCCTGTAACTCACCACCCATAATGGGCTGAGTAGCCGGGATCA